CAAATGATGGGCATTGAAACCCCTTCTGTAATGGATGATCCTGAAACTGGCAAATCCTTGCAAGTAGATCCAGTTGTAGCAAAAGCAATGACACGTGATTATTCGGCGTTAATGAAAGCAATGGATAAGAAAAAAGGTAAAGGATAGGTAAATGGGTTTTAGAATAGAGTCTAGAGAGTCGTTTCGTAGAGATGATTCGCCAATTGCAGTTAAAACACAATTTGCTAAAGACAAACTATTCACACAATCATTTACTACAGATGAACAGGCAGTTTCTAATCTAAAGAATTTATTGCTAACCCGTAAGGGTGAACGATATAATTTACCGACATTTGGATCTGGTTTGTTAAATTTAATATTTGAACCAAATACAGATGAATTAATTCAGGCAATACAAGATACTATTAAAGAAGCAGTTTCATTTTGGTTACCATACATACAAATTACTAATATAGATGTTACAACAGGCCAAAGTGATGCAACGTTAGTACATCAGGTTAATGTATCAATATCATTTCTAGTAAAACCTACGGGTTCTGAATTAACTATTGCTGTTTTTGCAAATGAAAATGGCGACTTTGAAGTAGCAGAGGAATAAAATGGCGACTGAAATAAAAAAAGATGTAACATATTTAGGAAAAGATTTTGGTCAATTCAGAAAAAATCTAATTGATTTTACCAAACAATATTTTCCAGATACCTATCGAGATTTTAATGAGTCATCGCCTGGAATGTTGTTTTTAGAATTAGCATCATATGTTGGTGATGTTTTATCATATTATACTGATACTAATCTTAAAGAGTCATTTTTACAACATGCACAAGAAGAAGGCAATGTATTTGACATTGCTAGATCATTAGGATACAATGTAAAAGCTTCAACGCCAGCATATACCAATATTGATGTATTTCAACTACTTCCGGCTTCGGGGTCTGGGGATGGAGTTGCCCCAGATTTTAGATATGCGTTAACAATACGTTCTGGAATGCAAATTAAACAAGCATCGGGCGATGCTATTTTCAGAACATTAGACTCAGTAGATTTTGGGTTTTCTTCATCATTTGATCCAACTGAAATCACAATATATGAAACTAATGATGCTACTAATGCACCTGTATATTATTTAGCTAAGAAGACGGTACGTGCTGTATCTGGAACAGTAAGAACGTCGACCTTTACATTTAATGCACCTGTTGCATATGATAAAGTTGTATTGCCAGACACTAACGTTATTGACATAGTTTCAGTCGAAGAATCAGATGGAGATAATTGGTACCAAGTTCCTTATTTAGCTCAAGATACTGTTTTTGAAGAAGTTCCAAATTTAGCAGAAAACGATCCAGACTTAAATGTATATAGAGCGAGTGCTCCATATCTTTTAAAAATGAGAAAATCTTCTAAACGATTTGTTACTAGACTTAGACAAGACCGTTTAACAGAACTTCAATTTGGTGCAGGTGTTTCTGATAATAACGATGAAGAAATTATTCCTAACCCAGACAACGTAGGATCTGGATTAGCTGGGTTTAGACGAAATATTGATGTTGATATAGATCCATCAAACTTTTTATATACACGAGCATATGGACAAGCTCCTGCTAACACAACTCTTACAGTTACATATACAGTAGGAGCTGGATTTGCTGACAATGTAGAAGCAAATACATTAACATCAATTTCTTCAGTAAGTTATGATGATGATCCAAATGCTGACATATCAGGTGGGGTATTGAATTTTGTTAAGAGTTCAATTGCAGCAAATAACCCAGAGCCAGCACGAGGAGCAAAGTCGACGGATAACATTGAAGATATCAAAAATAATGCACTAGCTAATTTTGCAACACAAAACAGATTGGTAACAAGAGAAGATTATATTATTAGAGCATATTCTATGCCAGCTCGTTTTGGTAGCATTGCAAAAGCATACATTGTTCCCGACGATCAAATCGCTCAAGACGATTTAGAAGAAAGACGAGTTTCAAATCCATTGGCAATGAATCTTTATGTATTAGGATATGATGCAACTAAAAAGTTAGTTAATTTAAATGATGCTGTAAAAGAAAATTTAAAAACATATCTTGGAAATTATCGTATATTAACGGATGCAGTTAACATAAAAAATGCATTTATTATCAATATTGGTGTTGATTTCGAAATTAGTGCTAGAGCAAATTATAATAGTAATGATGTTCTACTTCGTTGTGTTGATCGTCTAAAGCGTTATTTTGACATTTCAAGATGGCAGATCAATCAACCAATAATTAAATCTGAAATATTGAATGCATTGGGCAACGTTGATGGTGTTCAGTCAGTGTTAGATGTACAGTTTACTAATTTATATGACACAACCCAAAATTATTCTGGAAATATATACGATTTAAATACGGCAGAAAAGAATGGCGTTGTATATCCATCATTAGATCCTTCAATTTTTGAAGTTAAATTTCCAAACCAAGACATCAAAGGACGAATAGTATCTTACTAAGGAATATTTATTATAAATAAACTAGTAAGGATAACTCATGTTCAGAATATTTTACGCAGAAAAAGATGCTACATTATATGAATCTGTACCGACACTTAATACTGGTATCGATGAAATTCTTGAAGTAGGCAAACGCATTAATACTTCTGGAGATGCTTATGTACGAAGTAGGTCTCTTCTTAAGTTTGATATGTCTGAAATTCAATCTACATTAACAAAATATTCTACAACTTTAGATGCATGTAAGTTTGTTTTACAACTATATACTTCTCATGCAAAAACACTTTCTTCAGAATATACAGTTGAAGCAAAAATTGCATATGATTCCTGGGTGAATGGCGTTGGTTTTGAAAATTCATCACCTTCCATTACCGATGGCGTATCGTGGCAATATCCTGCTTCTGGTTCATCATGGACTACATCAGGTGATGTTACGACATCTTTAAAAATTACCGGAAGTCAGGGTGGTAGTTGGATATATCAAAGTGGATCTGGATCATATGATTTAACGCAATACGATCAAAGTTTTTATACGCAGCCGGGCTTGGAAGAACAAGAGTCATTTAGTTATCGTCCTACTGATATTAACATGGATGTAACAGATGCAGTTAAATTATGGATCAATGGTAGTGCAGGAACAACAATTTCAAATAATGGATTCTTGCTTAAATTTTCTGATGCCGATGAAGCGTCTGGCGACACTACTGGGTATGTAAGATTCTTTTCTAGAGAAACACATACTATATATGTTCCAAGGCTAACCATGTATTGGGATCAGTCAGCGTATTCTAGCACGTTAGACGCACTTGATTTAGAATCGAATATCATTTACCCAAAAATTAATAAATCGTATAAAGACACGGAAATAGCTCGTATACGCTTTTATGGACGAGACAAATATCCACAAAAATCAGCTACAAATTTATTTCCATTACAGACAGTTAAGCGCTTGCCAGAGACTACATATTATTCAGTTGTCGATGCTGCTACAGATGAAACAATAATTCCATTTGACGATATTTATACTAAAGTGAGTTGTGATGACACCAGCAACTTCATTTATTTAGATATGAATGGGTTGATGCCAGAGCGTTATTATCGCATAGCATTAAAAATTGTTGATGGTTTCACAGAACAGTATATTGATAATGAATATTATTTTAAAGTAGTTAGATAATGGCAGAACAACAATCAGAATATTTTGCACCAGAATTTTTCAGTGATTCTATTTCATCAGAAGCATCTGCATTTGTTGATGAGAATGCAATTCGAGACATGCGCAGTCAAACTAGAGCTGAAATATTACAGCCAAGTACATACGAACAATCCTTTCAAATAGCAAGCAGGCAAGAACAAATCATTTATGATCAAAAAGGATTAGACTATGCATCTAATTTACCATTCATAAATAAAAGAGATGCAGCAGGTAATTTGATTATTAATGGTACTGTACAGCAAGTTACTGATGAAGACGCTGCACAATACAATGAAACGGTAATCGTTGAAGCTAATGATAGATTATATACGAATAGTTCTGTTAATAGAGTTATTGACACGCAGTTTAAATACTTTAAATTTCCTCCAACTATTATTTCAAGGCAAACGGATATTGGCGAGATTGATATAGAATTGCCAGAAAATGAATTGGATGTATTTAGCGCAAGATATACACCAGATTTTGTAACACAATGGTTTGTATTTGCTCCTAGTTATCCTGTTGCTGGAAAAGCTCATGGATTCCAAAAATTGGAGTTTAATAATGTACTACGAGGTCCGCAACAGATTGAGCCTGGTACTTATACAATTACACCTGAACTAATTGAATCTGGTAAAAATCTTCGAATGCGTTATAAAGTAGATGTACATTTTGCAAATCCTGATGTAGAAGGCAATCCAGCTGATGAAATTAATGATATAAATGCAGTAATTGATGTAATTAATTCTTCTATAAGAGTTTTCCGCGAGCTTCAGGCAAAATCCAACCCTCGATCTAGAGGATATTATGTATATCAAAACAAAATAAAAGCCCTTGCGGAAAAACGTAGAGAATTAGAAAGCGATAAAAAATCTATAGGCCGGGAAGTAGGATTTAGAGCTAGATTGCAGAGAAAATCTGCAGATTATCAACCAGCACTCGAAGGTAATACAGCAGCTGGGGTATCAAATTACGTTAAAGTAATTTCAAATGGATATGACTCATTGTCGGGAGAATATGTGTTAGAAAATCGAAATATGCGAGCTTGGGATAAGTGGTATATTGAAGGCGAATGTGGAACTAATACTGTCACTGTAAATGGAAAATTCAACGGCGGATTATATTTTGCAGATCAGTGTTATTGGGAAATTGAAGCGGTAGATCCGTAATTGGAATAAGTATGTTATCACAATATAAAAATATCGATAAAATTCTTAGCTCGACGAGAGCTACGCAAGGGCAACGATTTTCAGACAAAGAAATTGAATTGTTGTCTTCACCGGCATTAAAATATGCTTGGAAAAATAACATATTGGCTTCTGATCCTCGTGATAATGGAATTGAGTTTCATGTATATTCTGGCGATACTTGGATCACAGGAAATCATCGAATTGATTTACAGCCTAAAAATCAGATTACATATACTGACCCGGAGAGTAACGTTGATTATAGATTGCCAGCTAAACCATGGCAGATTAATCTATTCAATGAATTCAATAATCTGAATATTCAAAG